TCTGGCAGAACACATCGCATATCTCTCCAAAAGCTGCGGTGAAACTTTTGACGCACAACCTATTTTCTTCAGCCAGTTCCATGTTTCCGTATAAATTTCTGATGCCTGCAGTTCACTTCCATCTCTCTGTTCTGCAGACAAAAAGTCATGTGGTTTTGGCATTTCCACACCTTCCACTTCAGGAATATCAAGAATTTCTAATTTCCTGCCACCCGGATTCCCACTCTTTGCCTTATCGGATACCGCAGATTTCTTGCGGCCTGCACCCGGTCTTGTACCACCACGGCCGCCGATATTATTAGATTTTGTAGGCATGGCAGTCATACCTCCTTTAATTACCCTTTTGATTTCGCTTTTTTTAAACACAAGACCCCACGCCGTTCCCCGGCGTGTGTCTGTTTTAAGATTTTGACCGCCCTATGGGTCACTTATCGTAGCAGTACACATGATATTTTTTGCTCCCCTGATAATCCCCACGCTCGGCATGAATCTTTGAATGGCATGACTTGCATAAAGCAATGAGATTAGAGCTGTCATGTGTCCCACCTTCTGACAGCGGCAGCTTGTGATGAACCTCTTGAACAGGCACAAGAATTCCTTTCTCATAACACAATTCACAGAAAGGATGCTGTGATACATATTTGTCACGGATTCTTTTCCATGCTCGCCCGTACTTACGGCGTACAGCTTTATCTCTGCCGTACTTCTCGTACTCACGGTTTGCCTGCTTTTCATGTTCCCTACAGTACCTTCCATCAGTAAGGTTAGGACATCCGGGGTAACTACACGGTTTCTTTGGCAGTTTTGGCAACATCTGCACCTCCTTACAGGCATAAGAAAAGCCTTTGAAAGATTGCTTTGACAAAGGCTTTTGTATCTTTATTCTTCTTTTACAGTTTACATTATAGTCTATATGCAGGGTGATCTGACAGTGGTCCGGGGGTGGCCTAAGGGTGGCCTGTTTCAAAACTTAATATCGCTCTACTATGAAGACGCTTTGTCCAGCGCAGTGAATAATGCATCTTCACTGATATCTCCGGCACGGACATGAATTCCAAGTATCTATATCGAAGTACCATCTGCTCCATTGGATCTTCTACAACATCAATGGCATCGTCTACTTCCTTCTTCAGTTCTTCAAGTTTTTTATAGTCTTTCTCGATTTCATTTTCCAGGTCTCTGATTTTATTTAAGTATCTGATGAATGGTGCCTGTGTATTTCTGGTGCTCGAATAATGCTCTTCAAATCCGGGAGACGAAATACTACATGATAATTCTTTGTAGCATTGCAGTTTTATCTTCTTATCGTGAATTTTGTTATTCAGAATAAAAGGTCTGTTCAGAAATTCTCTGACTGACACAAGCACCACCTCCTATTCTGGCTTTTACTGCATCGATCAAATCCGTCTGTGTCTTTTCCTTGAGTCTGAGTGCCTTCATGACATCTTCATCAATCGTATCCTTAGCAATGATATGATGAATAACAACTGTATCCGTTTGTCCCTGTCTCCAAAGCCTGGCATTGGTTTGCTGATATAACTCCAAACTCCAGGTTAGTCCAAACCATATAAGTGTTGAACCACCGGCTTGAAGATTAAGTCCATGTCCGGCACCGGCAGGATGGATTACGGCAATCGGTATCTCGCCATTATTCCAATCTATGATATCTTTGGAAGTCTTAATTTCACGAACCTTGAATCTTTTCCTGATTCTTTGCAAATCGTGATTATACCAATATGCAACAAGCACGGGTTTTCCATTTGCACCCTCTATTAAATCTTCAAGTGCATCAAGCTTACGGTCATGAATATGAAATACCTCTTTTTCTTCATTATAGACTGCACCATTTGCCATCTGCAGAAGTTTACTTGAAAGAGCAGCTGCATTTACGGCATCAATTTCTTCATCTTCCAAGGACACAACCATATCCTGCCTTAATTCATCATAGACGGAACGTTCCTTCTCTGAAAGCTTTACTTCCATTTCATTCATAATGCATTCAGGCATTTTAAGAAAATCAGCTGACTTCATAGAAATTGTAATATCCGATATCAGTCTGTAGATTGCATCTTCGGCACCGGGTCTTGGTTTATATGAAAATACCATCTGCTGATTTCGTTTATCTGGTACAAAGAAGTTCATTCTATAGTGTGTGATGTATCTGCCAAGCCTTTCTCCCATATCAAGGAGTCTGAACTCTGCCCACAGATCCATAAGTCCGTTACTGCTTGGTGTACCGGTAAGACCTACAATTCTTTTTACCTTTGGTCTTACTCTAAGTAAACTTTTAAATCGTTTCGCCGATGCAGACTTGAATGATGATAATTCATCAATGACAACCATATCAAAATCGAATGAATATCCACTTTTATTGATTAGCCAGTCCACATTCTCACGATTTATAAGATAAATACCCACACTTTTTCTCAGTGCCTCTTTTCTCTCTGCCTCTGTACCAATAACAACCGAATAAGTAAGACCCTTTAAGTGATCCCACTTTTCAATTTCAGCAGGCCATGTATCTCTTGCCACACGAAGAGGTGCTATAACTAAAACCTTGCCGACTTCAAATCTGTTATAGAGAAGTTCAAAGACAGCTGTCAGAGTGATTACACTTTTTCCAAGTCCCATCTCTAACAGGATCGCTGCCACAGGATGTTTCAGTACAAAGTTTGTTGCATAAGTCTGATAATCATGAGGATTGTATTTCATCAATTACACCCCCAATTGCATCAGTGTTATCCACCACATAGCAGGCAAAACCCAGTGCAGATAACTGTTTCATTCTTCTTTTCTGTAAGGCTCTTGGTTTCTTGCCGGGAGCCTTTAATTCTATAAATGCCATTCTCCCTTTAGGAAGTAAAACCATTCTGTCCGGTACTCCGTCAAATCCGGGAGAAATAAATTTGACGCAGAAACCTCCTGCAAGCTTTACAGCCTTTACAAGTTTCTGCTCGACTTCTTTTTCACGCATTCGTGCCACCTCCATCAGTGCTGAATTTGATGGTGTGACAGGGTACGACTGTCATTTTATATACTTTATATATAGGCTTAAATTTCTTACTCTATAGAAAAGGATAGTAAATAGCTGTCATATACTGTCACACCTACTGTCACTAGTCTTCTTCCATAAAGTCTGTCTTGAGTCTTAAGCCTTTAATGTATCTGCCCTTACGGTCACGGTATCTTTCAAAACCTACTGATTCCAAAGCTGTGTAGAAATCTGTTGTACTGCGAATAAACTCACCCACTTGGGTACAGAAAAGTCGATACTCGTTATATACCTCACTCGACTTTGCCACATAGCTTTTGTCAGTTTCGCAGCGTTCACTTAAGAAGTAGGAAAGCCAGTCATTGCTCTCCTTATAGTGTTCAATAGCATCACGCACCTTCTGTGGAGGGTCAATCTTGTAATTGTCTGCGATTACCTTCCTTGCACCTTCAATGATCCAGGAAAGGATTGCTCCGCCTGCCTTATCAAAAAGGTAGTCTGCATAATTCTTAATGTCTGCAGTACCCTCAATCTTCGCATCAAAAGGAATAACGATAAGTCTTCTCCAAGTACCCTTGTCGATCGCACCCACCTTTGGCAAATGGTTTGTATAAAGCACAAGCGTATGTGTCGGAGTGTAGGAAAAAGGATCTTTATACTTCTTCTCTGCATAAATTTCATCCGTAGAACAGAGCTGCTTTACATTGGATGTATTGAGTCGCATACCTTCTTCAAGTTCTGCTGCGATAAGCATTCGCTTGCCTTTCGCCTCTGCAAGTTCCGGCTTTACATTTCTTCTGCATCCGACCGTAAGCACATCGGCAGAAATGTTGCCGCTGTATGTACCAAGTACTCTTGCGATAACATTCCAGAAAGTCGACTTACCGTTTCTCCCTTCGCCGTAAGCAATGATAAGAGACTCAACATATACCTTACCGACAGCAGAAAGACCAACCATTCTCTGCACATAATCGATAAGGTCTTTATCTTTTAAGAAGAAAGTATCAAGCGCAGACTTCCAGATATCCATTCCCTCACTTGACGGGTCAACGGTAGTCTGCTTTGTGATAAAATGCTCCGGTCTATGTGTCATTGGATACTTAAGTCCCTGTCTTAAGTCATAGGTAAGAGTCGGTGTATTTAACATGAATTCATCCATATCCAGATTTCTCTGCTCTACTTCAAGCATCGGACGAGCCTCTTTTAATGTGGCTGATATATTTTTAGTATCTCTTCTCTTAACTGCATACTTCTTATAAGCCACAGCATCCTCGTACATTTCATAAGCATGAGCCTGTTGTTTGTTGAACATCTGCACTGCCTTTTTCGGACCTGCTGATACAAGTATCTCCATACCGCCGTTTTTCACAAGTTTATCCATAGCCTTCTTTATTTCGATTTCAGCCTCTGTCAGCTGTCTTTCAGTCAAGTCCTGTGAAATGCCTTGAGATTTTGGCTTAGACTCTTCCCAAAAACTTCCGTTGTAAACCATATAATCAGTCGATGGTGAATAACGAAGAATATCTTTATACTCATTTGCAAGAACAATAGCCTGTCCTACATCAGAGAAGTCCTCAGGTCTTAACTTGCAATCGGAGTTATACTGTTCAGGAGGAATGTAACCGCTCTGGTTTGAAACTTTCGTACCGAACTTTATGGCACTGTGCCATATCACTTTCAGTTCACTCTCCGGCAAAGGCGGATTGCAAAACTCCGCTTTCTTAAGGAAGATGTTATAGGCATCTTCTGTATTTCCATACCTCTTGATGATTCTGCCCGCAATACGGCTCATGGTACTGTTACGCTGTCCCTCCGGTACTTGCTGAGTACTTGCATCAAATTCTGCAAAATGGTCCTCTTCAAGAAAATCGATGATATTCTTATCGCCCTCATAGACTTCCACATCTGCAGAATCAGAACCATAAAGAAATCTCGCACTGTCCAGTGCATTGGTATCAAAGTACGGAAATGCTGTCGCAATTCTTCTTTTAAGCGCTGTATATTCTTCTGCGCCCTTTATTACCGGAATTGGAAAAAACACATGAAATCTCGGCCTTTCAGATTTATCACCTTTGACTTTCATATGATTTCTGCTATACGATGCAGCAAAGGAAACTCCCGGCATTGCAAGAGCCAGGTCAAGAGGTGTGATCCAGTCATTGGAAATTTCTGAATGATCATTATCACAATCAAGAGGAATACAGTCTGAATATTCAAAGTTATCCCTACTGCGATAGTTCCCTTTATACTTTGCAGTTACATGGTCTGTTTTCGTTGCTGCAATAAGTTCTTCTTTATTGGCAATAACCCTTTTGTTCGGATACAGACAGTTACCGCTGTTTCCGGTACAGTCTGCCGTGTATAAAGTAAAATTAATCATATTCTCCAACCTCTCTCATATCCCAGGTAAACCATCTGATTTTCATTTTTCTTTTCTTGGCTACGCTAATCTCGCGAGCCATACCTCGGCTGACAACACCGCCAAACACCCACAATTCCGAGCATTTGCCAAGCAATACATAATTAAAATGCATAGCCTTTTCTCTTTCATCTTCATTCCCATCATCCATAAACTGGGGATACAACAGATGTGGCGTTAGCGGGATAGCATTGCTTTCCACAGCAAATCTGCTGTACTTTTTTGCATTTTTTACATTGTTTACAACATCACCTGCATATGGACTGCAAATATACACCAAAGGGAGATAGACAGCCTTTTTATCAGCTGCCATCTCCTCACGGTGAATATCTGCCAAAGCCTCACATGCAGTGGTGTCTGAATAACTTTTATGATTTAACTTATTGATACCCATATTTCTTAATACTCCTGTTCAATAAGCGGATAGATGCCTTCATTCTTCAAAAGGTCATAAAGGAAAAGTCTTCCTTTCTGAGTCCAGTAGGTATGCATTACACTCTTATTTTCATCAATTGCATAGGTGCGAGACTGCGTATATCCACGCTCGGCATAATGCTGATATAAGAGCCAGGTCTTTCTGAACTTGTACTGAACTCCAAGTTTATGCAGCAGTTCATTGAACTTGCGGCCGCTCATGCCATAATCCTTTGCGATCTGTGTAACTGGAACGGTGTTCCTGTTCTGCAGAATCAAATCATAGTAACTTGCTTTTGGCTGTAGTTCTGCAATCTGCTGTTTCTGAACCAACGTCAGAGTTTCAAGCTGCTTTCTTTTTTCTCGTTCTTCCTTAAGTTTTGTAAGTGCTGCAATGGCAAGATCAGGATTATTTAGGATCACGTCAATTGTATACATTCCATGCTTACGGATAGCCGGAAGAACCTCTGCAGTTACCCAATGCTTGAACTTCTTTGCATTCGGCATCTTGCTTGAAAGAATAAGACTGTAAAGACCAGACTCATTGATAAGGATTGTTTCCTTATCCTGATTGCCATCAAAAATCATAGCCTTGTGTCTGTCATCTTCATCAACATGGCGGTTGATATCTCGACTACCATTTTGGTACCCGAGAATATCTGCTACATCCTTTCCGACAAACATAATCTCACCATCAAGTACTGTTGTTCTTACAGAGCCAAACTCTGCGTTGTTAAAAATCCGTAATTCCATACGAATTACCCCCTTATAAATTTTTGGAAGTGTAACCCTCCTGCCGTGTAGCCTTGGGAGAAGGGTTAAAAGGATGTTTTTTCAAAAACTTTTTCAATTTCTTAATTGCACATCTGTAACGATGACTGACATTATTGGCATCATCTCCAATTGATGCTGCATACTCACCGACTGTTAAACCATCAAGTACAATGGCAATCACCATATCTGCAGTTGCAGGCTTAAGAAGACTTCTTAAGAATCCACAGTATTCCTCATACTCGATTTGGTTATGTACTCCGTTGATTGATTTGTAAAAAACCGATTTATCAGCAGCTCTGTACATGATCGCCTCTTCGGTATTGACTTCAACTGTTCCGTCTTTACCTTTCATATAAGCATTGCCAGTATGACGGTCATGCTTATGCCAGCTGTTGTAATCAGGTCTGTTATACCTTACCTCAATCTCTTTCTGGATTCTCTTTTCGTAATCTTCCTGACTTTCTTCTTCGGAAATAGAAATGTTTAACCATTTTTCTAATTCCAATGTTTCGACCTCAAGGGTCTGGTATTCGTTCTCATAACGAATCTTGATTTTCATAGTGTTCCTTCCTTTCTGCCTAGTTCTTGCAGAAGGGCAAATGGGAACAAATAAAGGCCGGTGCTTGTAGAAGTACCGGCCTAAAAAGCTTGAAAAAGGGCATAAGGAAATGAGGGTACCTCTATCACACCTTTCACAGGATTGTCCTGTGGTTAGTGCTGATATCTGTATCCCAATGCCCTTATAGCTAATCAGGCCTTGTGATTATTTTTTTAAGTGCCTCTGGCACTTAGTTGAATCCACATAATGGACTCAACTAAAAGTCAGAGAAAAAGCAAAAATAACCGATTGTTTTAATTTTTTCTGCGTTCGCATATTAACAAATTGTGAAAGAGTAGATTTTTACATCTTTTTCTGATATAATGAAATGTAGACCAATTCCCATTTACAGCCTCACAAGCAGCAAGCGCTCGATGTTTGCTTTTTACAATTCCCATTATAGATTGTTGTGATGGTAGACCTTGGTAGGTTTGGGTAGGCTTGGGTAGGCATATATTTAAGGTGGTGAAACAGTGGAATTTAAAGATTTTGCTTTTAAGCTAAAAAAAGTAATTGGTGGAGCAAGCAACACACAAATATTTACAAAGACTCTCTTTGAGACCATGATGAATGACAGTGGTCCTGAACTTATAAAGAATATTAAGCCAGCCACTTTCAAATCTTACTTTAATGGATATACAGGTATCTCAAATGTTGCCTCTATCGTACTAGCCAATTTAAGTGATGACGATGAGTTTCCGGCATACCTTGAAGGATTCGGTGATACAACTGCTCAACTGCTTGCAGACGAATTTATAGAGGACATTCCAGATATCAATGCAGTAAATGCTTCTACTAAGATTACAGACTTGTTTTTGGAAATTTTAAAAACAGCTTCGGGTAAGAAAAAAAGCACTCCGAAGAGTGCTAAAAAAAGTTCATATGATATTCTTGAAGAAAAGATGTTAGCATCAGTTCAAGCTATAGCCGATACTTGGGATAGTAAAATAAATAATATAGCAAATGTAGTAGATGGGAATAGTAATTCTGAAACAGAAAGCATACCACTTCCAGAAGAACAGGCTAACGAATCTCCATACTCTTCGGAAGATAATTTGTTACTTCAAGAGTTCACAGCAGATTATAACGAAATCATGTTCACACTTATTGGAGAAAACTATGCTGAGTCACTAATTGATATGGCTCTACCATGTAAGATAAAAGACTTGTATGAATCAAAGTGGTGTTCAAAGGCAGATTCCTTTTTTGATCCGTCTTTAAAATCATATGTTTTTGGTTTACTGGGTGAATTAAACAATATAAGCAGCAACTTTTTAATTGGCGGTTCTAGTTCCCCATTTTCAAGAAGTGCTAGAGTCAAGATACGAAATCTATATGTAAAGCTTCATCCAGACAGATTTTCAGGTACTTTTCCGTATGATGCCTTTATCGATGACTGGGATGATGGTGAGTATTAACAAACGAAAGGAGGAATGTTAATGCCAACAATCGATGAATCTATCAAGAAGATAGATAGTGTAATATGTAGGCATTTAGATGAAATAGAAAATAATTCTCGTGGTGCTATTTCTCAAGATATTTTAGAGCAACTGACGAAGTTCGTAAATCACGTCATGCTCAAGTTTTATGCCAACGGCAAAGAAATACCTATAACTGCTGAAAACATAGCCAAAGCCACTGAGTTTGCACAAGTAAATAGTAATCAATACACTTTATATAAATTTCATAATTATCTAGAAGTCATCACCACACAATATACTCTAGATGAAGATGGCTCTGAACGATTAATGCTTAAGTATTACCAATACTTACTGGAAGCTAAAAACCTTCTTAGCCAATATTTCGGCATAGAGGTATTACACAATCTTGAGAAGTTTCCTCTGCATTTAGATGATACCTTACAAGAATATTATGCAAAAATATCTGAAAAGATAGAACAGCATCCTGTGGTATTACATACTAACAGCAAAGATAAATACTATATTCAAAAAATTAAACCACTGTTTGTAAACAGGAAAATATATTATGAAATCACATTTACCCCTATAGATGATAGAAAAAATAAATCCAAATCTAACAGAGTAATTGCTTTTACCAAACTTCCAATCAAAAGCAATTACGCATCAAAGTTTCATCTTATACATGAGACAATCGAAATATTAGGAAAAACAATGCCTATCATCATTATTGATGGCTGGGAAGTTTCCATCCGTGACTGTGAATTTCAAAATTTTATTTCACTAATAAAAGGCGAGAAAAAAAGAGTACCTTATCCAGAACAACGGTTAATCTGTGAGTTTCTTACTAAAAAGAAATTCACTCTAACTGATCTAATGGACTTTCCAGATAAGGCATATGATAGGATTACTCTCGAATGGAAAAATAGCCTTAAATCTTCGGTATTTATTCCAATTTTAGATTACTGCAGAAATCTTATACGAAATGGCCGTAATGGACAAAATGTGCTACGATATCTTCTTTATAACATGAACAATGTTATAATTAAAAACCAATATTCATCTGGCTACTATAGCAAATATTATGAAGAATGGATAAATACTGGAAATAGTCATCTTTCTGGTTTGTATTTAGCAAATGGTTGCAAGCAGTTTGATTCTTTACCATTTAATAGATCTCCTGTTGGACATAATCCAAAACTAGGAGCCATATTCGATTGTATTCCTTGTAAGGATAGGCGCCCTGAATTGTTCGCTAGGTTTATAAGGAATAACACGGAAGGTAAAGGTCAGTTATTCACCGATATTGATGAGCTGAGTAATTTCCCCGATTATCAAAAACTCATCAAGAAGTATAACGATAGTCTTTGGCCGGGACACAGACCTACAAGTGATTTAATGCTTGAACATAATCAAGTATTTATCAACAGCTACAAAATTGATACTTGCAAGATAATTGAAAAATTGCAGGACTTAGCAAAATCTGGTATTGAAAATTACCATAGTGATGTTGAACTTTGGATGCTTTTTGATGATTACGAAATAGACTGTGATGAGAAGAAACATATTATTAGTAATATCTTTTCTGAATCAAGAGTCGGTGTAATCTATGGATCTGCAGGTGTAGGAAAATCAACATTAATAAATCACGTTTCTCATTACCTTAATAATTCAGAGAAGTTGTACTTAACGCAGACAAATCCAGCAAAAGAAAACTTGATGAGGAAGATAGATGCTGATAATTCAACATTCTCTACAATTGCCAGTTTCTTGAATCAGGATTCCAGCACAGAATACGAGTTATTGGTTATCGATGAATGCAGTACCGTTAGCAATAAAGATATGGTTGAGGTACTGCAAAAAGCAAATTTTGAAATGCTTTTATTGGTTGGAGACACTTATCAAATTGATGCAATTCAATTTGGCAATTGGTTCTCAGTACTAAAATCATTTTTGCCTGAAAGTGCTGTTTTTGAACTTACCCAGCCTCATCGAACTAAGGATAAGCGATTGCTTGAACTTTGGGACAAGGTTAGACATATGGAGGATACAGCAAAAGAAGTTATCGAGAGAGAAAGTTACTCTTTAAAAGTAGATGAAACTCTCCTCTCCTCTCTTGAAAAAGGCGAAGCTATTCTCTGCTTAAATTATGATGGACTATACGGAATTAACAATATTAACAGATTCCTGCAAGAGAGTAACCATAACCCTGCTGTCACTTGGGATATTCAACAATACAAAGTCGGAGACCCTATTCTTTTCCTAGACTCAGACAGATTTCGCCCCATTATACACAACAACATGAAAGGCGTACTTCAAGGGGTAGAAATTATAGATGCAGGCACTATGGAAGAGCGTATTCAATTTGATGTTGAAATAGAAAAGGCTGTAGATGAACGTGATGTTTTAGATTTGGATCTCGAACTTCTTGAATGTTTCGAGAAAGAAGAAAAGTCTTTAATTAGATTTTATGTTCATAAACTAAAAAGTGCTGATGAGGATGGTGAGGATTCCAGCACAGCAGTCCCATTCCAAGTTGCTTATGCCGTATCTATCCATAAAGCACAAGGCTTGGAATATAACTCTGTTAAAATAGTAATCACTGATGAGGTAGAAGAATTAGTAACTCACAATATTTTCTACACTGCTATCACAAGAGCAAGAGAAAAATTAAAGATTTACTGGACTCCCGAAGTTGAAGAAAAGGTAATCAATAGAATCAAGCCTCGAGATATAAGCGAAGATGTTGAACTCTTGAAACATTATTTAACTGACAAATCCAATGAAAGAACAAGGAGGTTGGGACATGAGAATCAGTTATAACAAATTATGGAAGATGTTAATTGACAAAGAAATGAACAAGAATGATCTTAAGGAGGCTGCTGGAATCAGTGCAGCTTCCATTGCCAAACTTGGCAAAAGTGCAAACATCACAACTGATGTCCTTCTTAAAATCTGTGAGGCAATGGATTGTAAGATAGAAGACATCATGGAAACTATAAAGGATTGAGGTAGAATGAATGAATCGTAAAACTTCAGTCGAACTAACAAATATGCACATGATTTATGACAACGAAGGAAATGTACTTGTTGAGGAAAAACTTGTTAACAACTCCAAAGGACTGATATTTCCTGGTGGTCATGTCGAAAGAAACGAATCGATAGTTGAATTGATGATACGAGAAATCCAAGAAGAAACAGGTCTCACTATTACCAACCTTTAGTTCTGTGGAATAAAAGACTGAATAGAGGTTTGATGGTTCTCGGTATGTGGTTTTCTTGTATAAGACCAGTACATATTCCGGCAACGTCCGATCTTCATCGAGGGAGATATCTTTTGGATGCCAATTGAAGAATTAAAGAAAAAAAGAAACTTTATGGCATCTAAATATGATATTAGAAATCTTTGAAAGAATCGGTGTATCAGAACTATATTTCAACAGGAATTTATATACCACTAATCCAAAACTAAAATAGGAGGTTATATGTCAAAAACAGTATTAGATGAAACCTCTCCTGCTATCCAACATTTATGCAAGAAAGATAAGCGGCTTGCAAAAGTTATTCAAATGGTTGGAACAATTACTTACGAAATAGACACCAAAGACCCCTATGCTTTTTTAGTTCATGAGATTATAGAACAAATGCTCTCTATTAAAACTGGAGCAAAAATATATGGTCGATTGAAAGATTTATGCAATGGAGAAGTTCTTCCTGAAAGAATAGCTCAATTGACAGATGAACAAATAAAAAGTATCGGCACTTCTTCCTCTAAAGTTTCTTTTATTCGTTCTCTTACCGACAAAGTAATATCTGGCGAACTCAATTTAGAAACTTTAGAACACCTCAATGACGATGAAGTGTATAAAAAATTATTATCCTTACGAGGAATTGGAAGTTGGACAGCAAAAATGTATTTGATATTCGTATTGAATAGACAAGACATACTTCCCTATGAAGATGCCGCATTTCTACAATCATATGAATGGATGTATAAGACTAAAGATAGGTCAAAAGAATCTATCGTCAAACGATGCAAAAAATGGAAACCCTACTCTTCTATCGCATCAAGATATTTATACCGTGCGTTAGATATGGGGTTAGCAAAAAACGAGTTCCATTTATACAAATAATAAACAACTCATTATAGCTGTACGTTTTTTGGTACATCAAAAATAATACAGTTAAACAAGTAAAGATTAAAGGAGAATAATTATGGCTTATTTATCGTTTATTTCAGACAAGGATTTATTACAGTGTATTGCTGAATTACACAATACTTACGAACAGTGTCAGAGAGCATTTACTACTGCTGACTTTTACAAGAATAAGGTGGATCCCATCAAATTCCAGTTTGATATGGCCTTCAATGGTATCAATGATAATGACTATATTAAAGCAGAAATTACACGTCAGGTTGATAAAACAATTTCAAATGCAATCGGTGACTTCCATCAAAGATTATTAGGTTGTATTGATGGCATCAATGATTTAGGTGTTGGCAATGGTTGTGATTTGGTTAATGACCAAAAGACAATTTTTGCCGAGTTAAAAAACAAGCACAATACCATGAACAGCAGTTCTTCAGAGGCTACAATTCAAAAATTGATTCATTTTGCTGAAGAATATCCAAATGCAACTTGCTATTGGATTCAGATTATTGCTAAAAGAAGCATTGATGAATTATGGGAAGGTTCTTTCAACGGCAAGCACTATGCTCATCCTAGAGTAAGAAAAATCTCTGCGGATAGATTTTATGCATTAGTTACAGGTATCCCAGATGCGTTTTATCAGCTGTGTACTGTTCTTCCTCAGGCTACAAAAGACTATCTCGATAGCCTAAACAACAACTCACAAGGAAGAACTGAATCTTCGTCAGTTTATTCTGAGTTAAATGCAAAGGCTCAACAGAACGGTAAAACTCTTATCGAGCAGATTATGGCTGACAACTTTGAGACCTATATGGGATTTAATCAGTAATGACTTGACTTTATTAAAATTAAGAGTGATATATAGAAATACCGTTTTAGGATACTACAATAAGAAATGGAGGTAGCCTTATTATGCCTTTTAAATCAATTGAACTGTTTGCTGGTGCCGGAGGTTTAGCCCTCGGACTAGAGCAAGCTGGTTTTGAACACATCGGTCTTGTTGAATTTGATCGTTCTGCAGCTGATACCCTTATTCATAATCGTCCATCATGGAATGTTTTATGTGAAGATGTAGAGATTGTTGCAGCACGAGATCTTGAAACAGAGTTCGGCATAAAAAAAGGAGAACTTGACTTATTAAGTGGAGGTGCGCCTTGCCAATCTTTCAGTTATGCTGGTAAAAAATTAGGCCTTGATGATGTTCGCGGAACAATGTTCTATCACTATGCTACATTTTTACATAAGTTACAGCCAAAAATGTTTTTATTTGAAAATGTTAGAGGTTTGTTAACCCACGATAAAGGACGCACGTATGAAACAATCCGAAATATCTTTAACGATGAAGGATATACAACTCAATATCAAGTACTTAACGCTTGGGATTATGGCGTTCCTCAAAAAAGAGAACGTCTAATTACTATTGGAATCAGAAATGACTTAGTAGAAAAATGCTCTTTCAACTATCCGGTTAAACACGATTATAAACCTTTGCTAAAAGATATTGAGTTAGAAACAAACCCTATCGAATGCGGCAAATACTCTGAATACAAAGCAAATATATTTGCCCTTGTTCCTCCTGGTGGATATTGGAGAGATATAGATCCTGATATTGCAAAAGAGTATATGAAAACCTGTTGGTTCATGGGTGGTGGAAGAACAGGAATACTCAGAAGGTTAAGTCTTGAAGAACCTTCACTAACAGTATTAACAACTCCTCAAATGAAACAAACTGATAGATGTCACCCTTTAGAAGTAAGACCTTTCAGCGTCAGAGAAAATGCACGTATACAGACTTTCCCAGACGATTGGGAGTTCCAGGGAACAATCGGTGCCAAATATCGACAGGTAGGAAATGCCGTTCCTTGTAACCTAGCAAAAGAAATCGGATTAGAATGTATTAAGACTTTAGAAATGTTATAACCAAAAATTCGCAAAAATAAGAGTCATCGATGTAATTAACTTCGATGGCTCTCTTATTTTGTACATTATGCTTTACATATCATGCTGCTATCAATAGAATAGTATTCGTGCGTCACGACAAAACCATCAGCTTCTAATTTGTCTTCCAAATAAGCAAGCAGTTCTGTGTTCTCAATATAGTAATACATCTGAGGAACTACAAATTTACTCAAATCAGATCTAAGTTGTTCCAAATCTATGGAATTAGTTCTTTCAAATTTGTTTATTTCCATTGCATAATTATGGTGCGACAAGTATTCATTAATTCTCTTTACGCACTCTGTATCAGCTTTATATTGTTCCTTCCACTTAAGTAGGGATGTTCTATTACTTAGATACATAATTCCGCAAATGGCCTTTGTTGGAGCGCTGACATAAATATAAGCCTTTACAGGTTCATCTGGGAATACCTTACGATGCTCATATATTTTTTCTCCTGATAATACTTTGCGATAAACATCGTCTCTTAAACTCATTAACATTGTTCGCATTTCCATATCACCTACCGTTCAACATTTTTATCTATTCGACTCAATTTAATATTCCTGTCTGTTCAACCTTCAAAATTCATTGATTTTATGCGGGTTTCAGGTTATTTTTTATCTTACCGATTCAGAGTTTATAAAGTGTCAAAAAGCCTTATATTTCAAGCATTTTCACACTTTTACTTATGTACTTTAGTCAACATTACTACGCTCTCAACATGCGGTGTTTGGGGAAACATATCAAAAGGGATAATGGTTTTAATTTGATATCGCTCTTTCAGAAAAGCGAGGTTTTTTCCTAACGTTGCCGGATTGCAGGAAATATAAATAACATTTTGTATTTTACTTTTTAAAATGCATTCCAGCATTTCATCATCCAATCCGCTTCTCGGCGGATCGACAATTAACGTATTGATTTTGCGTTTCTTGGAAAGATATGTACATTTATCCGCAGCATCTGCACATAGGAACGATACGTTCTGCGCGCCGTTTAACTTCGCATTTTCATTGGCATTTACAACTGCATCTTTTACTGCCTCAATTCCGATGATTTCCTTTGCCTTATCCTTTACATACAGAGAAATTGCGCCGATGCCGCTGTATGCCTCTACTATAAGATCGTTGTGATCGGGAATCAACGAGGCAACACATCGATACAACTGTTTTGCCTGCTTGGTATTTAACTGAAAAAACGAACGCGGTGATAATTCCAGAATCAAACCGTCAAACATGATACGCAGTCGTTTCTCGCCCGCAAGATGAATCATTTTCGATCCAAACATATCCGTTGTTTTCTTCACGGTATGATAACTTTGCCATAAACTGTCCAAGCCTTCGATTTCCATCAAGGCACTGATACATGCATCGCTGAGCGTTTCTTCGCCGCTGACGATGCATACTTGAAAATGACCGTCAAAGCCGCGCATGATCAAAGAACGAATGCCTTTCTTTTGATGATAATCATACGCTTTCAAATGAGCAGCATTGAGCACTTCCAACACTTGTTTACGGAGTTTTTCCAACCCATCCTCATGAACAATGCAGCGATCCACTTCCTGAAAATAATTGGAGTTGGGCAGATACATCCCCGTTGTCAATCGTCCCTCTGTCATGGCACACGGAAGTTTGCACTGATTACGATAGGCATACAATTCTTCACTTGGCATTATCGTTTGGATCAGTTTCGGATCTACCTGTGCATACTTGATCAGCGATTGTTTCAATAACGCCTGCTTCGCCTCCAACTGGGCCCGATAGCGACTGATCATCAAAGGACAACCGCCGCATTTATGCTGTATTCGACATTTCGCAGAAACTCTATTTTCACTTTTTGCCAAAATACAGTTCACACTGCCGCGCATATAACGCTTCTGTTTTTCAACAATCGTTATATCCGCTTCTTCCCCTTCCAAAGCATGCGGTACAAACACCGGTATGCGTTCAATATAACCGATTCCCTCCCCATTGATACCTGTTTTAATGATCTTTACCTTCATATTCTACCTCTTACATTTCTATTGTTTTCTTTCGACTACTCATTTAAGCGTTGAACAAACGGCAATTTTTCATAAAGTCTTTCACAAAACGCATAATAACGCTTATGTTTCATACGCAGTGTTTC